TCACTCTGCTTTTGCGGAATTTGCCCGGTCTTCGGCCCTCATTGCAAGGTACGCGTTGACCCTCTCCGCGCCGCTGGCATGATGGCGGGCGCGCAGCTCCGCATAGACAGTGGTCGTGACCTGTTCCGTATCGCCGATGAATGCTGCCATCGTCTTAACGTCAAGCCCAGCCTCATAGCAAATCGTCGTGAAACTGTGCCGGAAGCAGTGCGGCGTGATGGGGTACGTTGGAATCGGCTCCCCGTTCTCGTTCTGGACGTATTCGACCAGACCAGTATTCCGGCAGTAAGTTTTCCATCTTTTGCTCAACTGCGCAGCGGTCAACGGCTGCCCGTCCTCGTTGTGGAAGATTAGGCCAAGCCGCCGGTTTGGCAGCACCTCGGCAAGCGGCGAGAGCAGGGGGATCACGCGCCCGCTGCCATCGTTGTTCTCGCGGTTGCGGTTCTTCATGAAGTGCTCAAGGCGTGGAATATTCCCGTATTCGTAGTTGAGCTTTTTGTTGATCGTGATCGTCCCGGCCTTGCGGTCGATGTCCTGCCAGTTAAGGGCCAACAGCTCACCGCGGCGGCAGCCGGTATAGAGCAGCATCATCCCAAGCAGATAGTCTTCTCCGCGGTATTCCTCGACCTTGCGCTCGTCCTCTTCCGTCAGCGCGTGGCGCGTTTTGCGGGGGAGGTTTCGGCTGTGCTTTGCCTCTGCTGCTGGGCTTACGTCAATATCCCCCTTGAGTACGGCGTGAGAGAATATCGCCTTGAGTACATAGAGTTCTATTTGCACTGTCTGTCTGGAATAGCCCTTGCCCTCGAATTCTGCGATATATCGCTTGATATCGCGAGGGCATACATCTCCCGCCGCCATCGGGAATGCTTTCTTGATCCGCTTTACCGCGCAATAATATGGGCGATACGTGCCTTGCCTGATCCCTTCTTCCTCCTTTGCTGCGAACCATTCGTCGGCGATGATGGGAACCTTTCGCCCTAATTTCTTTTCGGCGCTGTACGCGAGAATCTTGCGGTCGACCTCTGCACATGTTTTGCCTCGGAAAAAGATCCGCTTGCCGTTGACAGTCCTGCTTGTTTCAAACAGTCCGTCCGGTCTCTGATAGTATTTTTTCTTGGTCATGATGGTTTACCTCCCAAATTTGTCCTTGTCAGACGATGGAAGGCGTGCTACACTGTGTCATAGGGTATGATCTCCCACCGTTTCTTGCTTCGTCGTGGTTGCTGGGAATGAAAATAGGGTCGTGCGTCCTGCGTTGCCGCGCAGGGCGCTTTTTTATTGCTCAGATTCGCGCGACGTTGCCGCGTGCGCGCGTTTCCGGGGTCAGTATGTAGAAGGGAGCGGGTAGCGTTTGGACGTGATGACGCGGCCCTGACAGACGATTGTCTGTCCGCTGCTGGGATAAATGAGGACGTCCGCCTCTTTGCGCTTGCGGTTGAGCGAAAAGAGATAGGTCATGCCGAGCGGGTCGTGATAATACTGCTTGATCACCGTGCCGCCGTCCACGCAGAAAACGCCGATGTCTCCGTTGTCCAGTGCGTCGTGATTGACAAAAGCGATGCCGCCGTCGTGGAATGCCGGTTCCATGCTGTCACCCTGAATGCGGATCGCATACGATGCACTCTTTGGGTCCTCCGGCTTGAGCTCGTAGGGCGTATAATCCTTGCCCATCGTCGGCACGGCAATACCTGCCGCCGCCGGTTCGCTGTACAGGTTGATGATCACCGGTTCCGGTTCCGTCTGCATGTTATTGATAAACTGCGCATCATCCTCGCAGCGCTTCTTCTCTGTAATAACAAGATCGCGCACAGCCTGCTTTCCGTAGCGGTCCAGCGTGCTGTAATCTTTCGCGATCTTCATTGCCTCGTCCGATAAGGACGGGGCTTTTTTGCTGTTTGTCGGGTATAAATCGTCCAAGCTGTACCCGAGGAAATGCACCAGCTGACGCATCGTCTCAAGTTTCGGTTCCTTTGTTGCCCCTGCAAATAGCTTTTCAAGTGTTGGCTCAGGGATACCGGATTGCTCTGCAATCTGCGTTGTGGTCAGTCCGGAATTCTTCTTCATTGCCTTTAGCGCGTCATTCCACATGGGTAACACCTCCTTGCTTTCAATATAGCAGAACAATGCAATAAGTGCAAGAAAAAAATTTCCTTGCGTGGTGGAAAAACTTCTTGACTTCCACCTCGTACGGTGGTAATGTTTAGACATAAACCACCGTCGACGGTGGAAGGAGGTGACGATATGCTATCAAATCTTCGCGCAGAAATGACCCGTTATGGAGTGACCGCATCAGATATCGCCCGAGCGACCGGCAAGACCGACCGCAGCATCCGCGACAAGATCAGCGGCAAACGGGACTTTACACTCCCCGAAAGCGCCGCGATCCGCGACGCGTTTTTCCCAGGGCTGTCCCTCGAATATCTTTTTGCCCGCTCATCCGCAAGCTAAAAATCAAGGCCCCGCCGAAGCAGAGCCCTGATTCACTCATCCGTATTGGGGGCATCCGTCCGGAATATCGAGTATCCGAACAGATACACGCTCTCATCAAACAGTTTCCGCTGTGCATCGTACCACCCGAGATTTGGCAGCTGCTTACAGCACCGTGAGCAAGGCCGACGTCCTGAGACCTTTGCAAGGTTGATTGGCCTGCCGCACGCCGTTCCGCAAACGCTTTGACTGTGAAATACTTTTCCTTTGGCGGTGATGTACATCGTGTATTCGCCCCATTTCCCGCGACCGGGGCCATGCGGTAAACCATCTGCCCCAAGGTAGCATCCATCGGGCGGGGGAATGACCTCATTGAGAGAATTCCCATCGTAGGCAAGAAGAAAGCTATCCCGTTCCGCTTGTAGGCGCTCTTCCTGATCTTGCCGCTCAAGCCTCATCTGTTCAGCTATTGCAGCACGGCGCACTTCTTCCTTTTGCCGGGACGTAGCCGCCCGACGGTTTTCATGGACAGCTTCAATCACCGAGGTCCCAACGATAAGAACAGGGACACCTAAAGCAAACAGAAACGTCCACACTTCACTGTTTCCACCATCTGTGCTTGCATCCTGCTGTTTGGACGTTATTGCGGGGTGTTGGCTGTCAAAGAGTTCTTTCTTCTTTTGCGGCAGCGTGCCGAGTATCGCTCTGACGACAGGATTTTTTGAGCTTCCGCTTGTTCCGCTGTTCGCCCCCGTTTGGTCGTCGAAATCATACGGGCAAATGCCGTTCGTATGCTGATGCTCCGGATATCCGTGGTGATAGTGATACGTCCCGGTCGAGCGGTTCCAGTGCCCGCCGTTTGCATCGGTCCGCCCCGGATGAGCAAAGCCCGCCACGCAGCAGATCATCGCCGCGAGCAAAAGCGCGACCGCTATTCGAAGTTTCTTCATTTTGACCAACCCCCAGCCTGAGTATACCACGCAAATCTACATCCCCGCAACCACGACATGCCATACATAGAAAGGAGATTAACTATGAACGAACAAACCCAACGCGACAGCATCATGCAGATGGCCCGCGGCGCCTTTGAGGAGCGCGTCGACTATGAAATGGACAAGGTGATCCAGAACATCCTCGACCCCAACACAAAGGCCACGGCCAAGCGTAAGATTACCCTCACCATTGAACTCAGCCCGGACGATGAGCGCCGTACGATCGGTGTCTCTGTTACGGCCAAGTCTGCGCTTGCCGCCACCAATCCCGTCGCAACGGCGCTCTACGTCACCTCTGACGACAACGGCGAGCTTGTCGTCGCCGAGCTGGTGCCGCAGGTGCCCGGACAGATGGATATAAACGGCGCGCAGCAGGAAAGCCCCAAACTTCTGAAGCTCGTCCAGCACGGATAACCACCCACACCACAAATTAAGGAGGAATTTACAATGCTCGCAAAAATGATCGATAAAATCGTCAGTCTGAAAGAGACAAAGACCTTTGAAATCAACGGCCAGACCTACGCCGATGCCAACCTTTTCCGCATCCCGCCCCACGTCGACCGCCCCGATTGCATCAGCGTCAGCGGTCTTGACAGTATCTGCAAGCTGATCCGCACCGAGCTTGAGAAGATTGGCACCACCGTCATGGTACAGGTCAAAAGCGCCGACACCGTTGAGGTCATGACGACCTATCTCGGCGACTTCTCACGCAACACGCTTTACTACGCCAAAGCCGACGCCCCGGGCATCCGTACCGGCTACCGCGACCGCGAGGCTGCACTCATTGAGCTGCGCAGCCTCTTTATCCCCAACGAGGGCACGGCATATCTGCTTGACCTGCTGCGCCGCATGACCAACGAAAACAGCGTCAGTTCCACCGACAATGGCGTCACGCAGACCGTTGATGCGCGGCAGGGCGTCGCCCTCAGTGCCAAGGTCGAGGTCAAGCCCCGCGTTCTGCTGCGCCCGTTCCGCACGTTCCTTGAGGTGGAGCAGCCCGAAAGCGAATTCCTGCTGCGTGTAGACGCCGAAAAGGGCATTGGCCTTTTCGAGGCCGACGGCGGTATCTGGAAACTTGAAGCCAAGCGAAACATCGCTGAGTACTTCGCCAAAGCTATGGGCGATCTGATCGAATCCAGCAAGGTCGTTGTCATGCAGTAACTGTGCGCCGGACGGGCATATCCCGTCCGGCTTTTTAGAAAGGAGCTAATCCCATGCCACGCGAAAAGCAAAACTACCGCGAAAACCTCGCTGACATTTTGGAGTTTACCGGCGGCAAACGGTTGCTCTCTGTCAAAGAGGTCAAGGCCTACACCGGCTTTGCCGATGAGCGCAGCCTAAAGCGCCGCTATCCCTTCCAGAACGGCTATATTTCCGCCGCCACGCTGGCCTCATGCCTGTCAGGAGGGACGAGCGAATGAACACGATCAAATGTATCTGCATGGAGTGCCAGACCGTGTTTCAAGCCGACTACTGCAAGCCCCTCGAGTGCCCCGCGTGCGAGAGCACCGAAGTCCGGCCAGCCGAGACCTGCCCGAAGTGCGGCGGCGCGATGCGCCCGCGGGATTGGATCTGCCGCACTTGCCGGAAAGCGCTGCTTGAGCGCATCACCAACTTTTTCGACACGCTGACCTGTGAAGAAGAATCCCAATTTGATGAATGGATGGACGGCGATTCCGTCAGCGACCGCCGCCACTGGGAAAGGAGCAATGAAGAATGACACCGTTGACCATTGCCATGATCGCCCTCGGCGCGATTGAACTTGCCCGTCTGCTTGGTTGCATGATCGACATTTTGGAGGGCCGCCATGTTTGATGTGACCTTTGACGAAGCAAAGCACGCCTACACCGTCGATGGCAAGGCCGTCCCCAGCGTGACGCAGCTCGTCGCCCCGCTCGGCGAGGACTATGACGAGCCTGAGGACGATATGCTCGCCCTGACAGTCGAAGCCGCCGCCGACCGCGGCGCGACGATGCACGCCTACCTTGCTCACCGCCTGACCGGCGGCGCGCCGGAGGATTTTGAGCTGCCGGACGCTTACGCCCCCTATGCCGATTCCGTCGAGCTGTTCTTGGCCGAGCACCGCATCGACCCGTATCTCATCGAGCAGCCGCTCGGCACCGAGGGCTTTGCCGGGACGCCTGACCTCGTCGCCGACTTCGACGGCACGCTCGCGATCCTCGACTATAAATTCGTCTCCTCGATCGCCAAGAGCAAGGTCTCCGCGCAGCTCGGCGGGTATTTCACCCTCTGCGGCGACAATGCCATCTATCCCGAATCCCTCTTCGCCGTCCAGTTCTTGCCGGACGGTACATACCGTCTCTATCCTGCGGACGTTGGACAGGCCCTCGCCTCGTTCCACGTCTGCAAGACCCTGTACGAGATCAAGACAAAGAAGCATCCGCGCGGGCGGATCGCTTAAAGGAGACAGCCTATGGAAAAGAACATCACCATTTATGAAAAGCTGCTCGAAATGCAGCGCCGCGTGGACAGCGTCATCCGCGACGGCAAGAATTTATCGGATAAATACGACTTCGCGTCCGACGAAAACGTCCTCGATACCTTCCGCCCCCTGATGGACGAGCTGGGGCTTCTGCTGATCCCGTCCGTTACCGGTGCGCAGCTGCACGAGGGCACGACCCGCAACGGCACGGCGCGATACCTCACCGAAATGGTCATCACCATGCGCTGGCATGACGTGGAGACCGGCGAAGATCTGACCGTCCCTTGGTACGCACAGGGCGTCGACCTCGCAGGTGAAAAGGGCGTCGGCAAGGCGCTGACCTATGCCGAGAAGTATTTCCTCTTGAAGTTCTTCCACGTCGCCACTAAGAAAGATGACCCCGATAGAGACCCGCGCACGGGCGCAGGAGAGAAGGCCCAGCGCGGCACGCAGGCGGGGAAAGAAACGCAGCTCTACCAGCGCAGCGCCCTCTCGCAGATGCTCTCCGAGCTGTACGGCGGCGACGCAGAGAAGATCAAGACCGGCTTGATCGCCATTACGAAGTCCGACAAGCGCGGCTTTGCCGGGTTTGACAGCGTGGACAAGCTGTCGCCCGCAGCGCTCCCCGTCGCCTATGCCAAGGTGAAGAAGACCTACGAGAACCGCATGGGTCACGCGTTCGAGCTCAAGGAGGATGACACCGATGGCAATGGTTAAGTTCGGCAAGACCTACTATTCAGGCCAGCCGAAGGACGTCTATCTCATCTGCGGCAATGCCGTCCGCGACGGCGAGACCTTCGACGCCAAGGGAAACGCCCTCGGAAAGGTCACCGTCGCCGCGCAGGAGCACGAGGACGGCAATACGCTGTTCGTCCGCCTCTGCGGTTGGCGCGGCAAGGCAAAGGACGTCGCCGCCGTCCGCAAGATGGACTGCGTGCTCGCCGTAGGCGCGCTCTCAAAAAGCGAGTACAACGAGAAGACATACTATGACCTCGACGTTGACTTCATCGCCATTTCCGGCGTGAAGCGCGGCGGCGCATCACAGGATTTCAGCGCCCCCGCCGGTTTCGACGAGATCGAAGAGCTCGGCGACGGCGAACTCCCGTTCTGAGGTGTGCCATGGATAAGACAGAACGAAAGAAGCTCTTCTCGTTGCTGCGCCAGTTTTACCCCAACGCAAAGCAGCTCAATCCCGTCACCATGACGGCATGGGCGGCAGTGCTCGAGAATTACGACTATGAGCCGGTCAAGGCCGCGGCGCTCGACTATGCCGCGCACAACAAGTATTTCCCCGACCTCTCCGACCTGCTCGCGACGCTGCACAAGGCGCAGCCGGTTGAAGAACCGGCCATCCATCCCGGCAAAGCGTGGATGAAGCCCTATCTCGAAAAGTACATGAAGGAGGGGGAGCAGTGAAAACCAGCTTTATTGTCCCCGGACAGCCCATTCCCAAGGGCCGTCCCCGCGTCACGCGCTTTGGTACATATACCCCGAAACGCACCCAGCAGTTTGAGGCGTCCATCCGTCAGGCGTGGGAGGAAGCGGGAGCCGTCCGTTTTCCGGACGGTGCGCCTCTGTTCCTCTGTGTGTATGCCCGATTCCCCATCCCGAAGCGCACACCGAAGCGCGACGCCCCCGGTATGGTCGGCACGCCGTACCTCAAGGATCACGGCGATATCGACAACATCGTCAAGGCCGTCATGGACGCGCTCAACGGCCACGCCTACGCCGACGACGCCGTGGTCTATGCGATATCGGCCAATAAGCTCTACAACGAGCGGGCATTCACCGTTGTGGAGATTTTCTCAACGGAGGATGCGCCATGAACCGCCTGTTTTTCGCCGTCCTCGCGGCGCTGATTCTCTCCGCTCCGCCCGCCGCCACCGCCGAAGAGTGCACGGCGGCGCAGGCGGTAGAAGCGCCCGCCGCCTATGACCCCGCGTGGGATATCCCCGCAAGCGAGCCTGCCGCCTGTGACGACGTGTTCCTCGGCGAGTATACCTTGACCGCCTATTGTCCTTGTACGCGCTGCTGCGGCAAATCTGACGGCATTACGGCCACCGGCACGCTGGCGGCGGAGGGGCGCACCATCGCCGTCGACCCGCGCGTCATCCCGTATGGCACGCACGTCCTGCTCATCTTCCCGGACGGCACGCAGCGCAGCTACATCGCCGAGGACTGCGGTAGCGGCGTGACCGGCAGCCGCATCGACGTGTTTTTCACTGACCACGAGACCGCCCGCATCTTTGGCGTGCAGTCTGCAATGGCCTATCTCATAAAGGAGGACACCCCATGAATGAGACCGAATGGACGCGCATTCCCGCGCCGGTCGACAACGAGGCAGACCGCCGCACGCTTTTAGGCATCCTTGGCTCCCTTGGCCTTGAAGTCCGTATTGTCAAGGTCAAGGAGACCGCCCGCGGCACGCCGAAGCGATACCTCGAGTTCCGCCCGCTCACGGAGGTAGACCGTGGGGGAGTTTGAACATTGCCGTTATTGCCTGCCGCCCGTGCGCTATCCTGGCTGTCAAAGCCATTGCCCGCATTACGCGGAGGATATCGCCAAACTCCGCGCGGCGAAGGAAGAAAAGCGCCGCCTGACGGACGCAAAATGCGACTGGCTGTGCGCGCGCCAATTCAAAACGCGGCGCTATCAGCGCTTGAAAGGACAGCAGGGATGAAGGGCAGATACCTCTACCTCGCGCTCGACCACAAGCACGCGGGCGTCGGGACCTGCGTTGCGGATTCGCCGACAGAGCTTGCACGGCTGCGCGGAACAACAATTTCCGTCGTTTCCCACGCGCTCGCGCGGGCGAAGAAGAACCCGGAAAGCAAGTCGTGGTATGTCTCTGTCTGGACGGAATGGAGCGACGCGGAGTATGAAAAATATTTTGGTCGGAGAATGTGAGGGGCGAAGATGAAACACCTCGGCGATATTACGAAGATCAACGGCGCGGAGATCGAAGTCGTGGACGTTATCACCGGCGGCTCACCGTGCCAGGATTTGAGCATTGCAGGGAAACGCGCCGGATTGGCCGGCGCAAGGAGCGGATTGTTCATGGAACAGGTTCGCATCGTAAAGGAGATGAGAGAACATGACAGATCGAATGGACGGACAGGTGACATGGTCAGACCTCGGTTTATGGTCTGGGAAAACGTGCCCGGAGCATTCTCAAGCAACAAAGGGAGAGACTTCGCGGCAGTCCTCGAAGAGATCATCCGCATCGCAGAACCGGAAGCCCCCGATATTGAAGTGCCTGAAAAGGGTTGGAACACCTGGGGGGGCTACCACGATGAAGTGGGAGGACGATGGAGCGTGGCTTGGCGAGTGCATGACGCGCAACACTGGGGAGTCCCCCAACGTCGCCGTCGTATCTCGGTTGTCGCAGATTTTGGAGGAGACACCGCAGGAGAAATACTCTTTGAGCGCAAAAGCGTGTCAAGGCATCCTGCGGAGAGCGGAACGACGAGGGAAAGACTTGCCGGAAACGCTGAAAGCGGTGCTTCTTATGCAGTCCGAATTAGGGGGGGCTGTGACGGAGGAGGAAAAGGCGCTTTAGTTCAGGAGGCCAAGAGCGGCACGCTCGGCACTGGCAACGACCAGACGATTTTCTGCTTGCAGGGAAACGGGATCGACCGCGCCGACACCGCAGGATGCAACGGCAAGGGATGGCGCGAGGACACCAGCTACACCATGAACACCATCGACCGCCCGGCAGTCTGCGCGTACAGTTTTGACAGCCTTTCCAGCAATAGCATGAAAAGCAAAAATCCGCATAGCGGTTGCCGAGAAGTCGAAATTGCAAAAACTTTAGACACAACATACCCCGACCCAAGCAAGAACCAAGGCGGCATTGCAGTGGTTGCACTGGATATGTCGCACGCCTGCGATGTCATCCGAGACTGCGGCGAGGTCGTTCCGAGTTTGCAGGCGCGAATGGGCACGGGCGGCAACCAAGTGCCGCTGACGTATCAAATGCAGGGCTTCGGCGATTACCGCGAGGGGAACGTTGCAAGCAGTTGCAAGCAAAGGGACTTTAAGGATGGAACAGACCTTGTGTGCGCCGTCGATTGTCGGAACTTCTGCGAGGGCGGTGAAACAAACGGTACATTGCAAGCAAAAGAAAGCAGAGGGCAAAGCCTGAACCTGAATAATACGGTTCGGCAGAACATGATTGTGCGCCGCCTCACGCCGCTGGAATGTGAACGGCTGCAAGGTTTCCCTGACCACTGGACTGACATAGGAGAGTGGTACGATAGTCAGACTGGCGAAGGCTATTGGGTCGATAGTCTTGGGAAGCGCCACAAAACAGCGGATAGCCCTCGCTATAAGGCGCTGGGCAACTCCATCGCCCTGCCATTCTGGGACTTTCTGGCAAAGCGTATCAGCGCGCAATATTTGCGCCCTGTTACGATGGGAAGCTTGTTTGACGGCATCGGCGGCTTTCCGCTGGTGTTTGAACGGCACAACGGAAAGGGCACAGCACGCTGGGCGAGCGAGATTGAAGAGTTCCCGATTGCCGTAACAAAATTGAGATTTGGGGAGGAATGATGCCATGAAACGAAGCACATTTTTAGACCTATGCGTGCAGGCGGCGGTGAAAAAGGATAAGCCGAAGGTGCTGTACGCCGGGATCGAATATTACCCCGAGGGCTATGAGTTGCGATTCGACAAGAGCGGCAAGGCGGTACATAGAGCGATCCTGCGGGACGCGAGCAAGCACAACTGCCTGGTTTACTGCCCGCTGGGGAAGGTGCAGGAGGTGGTGCGCGATGAATAGCATTCAGGCGAGCCAGATCATGGGCGGGAACGGGGCAAAGGCGCGCAAGGCGTCCGACCTGTACCCGACGCCGCCGGAGGTAACGGTGGCGCTGATGCGCTTTCTCAAGCTGCCAGCGGGGACGGATGTATGGGAACCGGCCCGCGGGCAAGGGGATATGGTGCGAGCGCTGGCAAACTGCGGGATGGATGTCTACGGCACGGATATCCGCGACGGGGTAGACTTCCTGACCACTCGACAGCCGGGGAACGCGCCTGCGGCCGACTGGATTATCACGAATCCGCCGTTTTCGCTGGCGGACGAGTTTATCCGCCACGCGGCGGAGATCGGCAAGCCGTTTGCGATGCTGCTCAAGGCGCAGTATTGGCACGCGGCGAAGCGGGCGCAGCTCTTCCGCGAGATCCCGCCGAGCTACGTTCTGCCGCTGACGTGGCGGCCGGATTTCCTCTTCAAGGAACGGAACGGCAAAAAGGGCGCGAGCCCGCTCATGGACGTCATGTGGTGCGTGTGGCTGACGCCGCAGATGCAGGGCGTGCAGACGGTATTTAATCCGCTGATGCGGCCGGAAAAGGAGAAATGATGGTTTCAGACGAAGCATTGAAAAAGCTGCAAGAGCAAATTGCGGCGTGGCCGATGACGCAGCGGTTCGTGGTGCAGCAGCTCATTGAGGATTATTCGGATATCAGAAAGGATTTGCTCGCATACAAGAACACGGGGCTGACGCCGGAGGAAGTTGAAAGGTCTAAACTGGAAATCGAAGCCGGATGCGTTAAAGCAATAGCCAGAACGTACGGAATTGACATCAATCGCCTACGGAAATTGGCCGAAGCCGACAGGGACGGGCGGTTGGTGGTGCTGCCGTGCGGCGGGCAATTCAAAGAGGTAAAGCAAAATGGCAATTAAGAATTATACCAGCGGCGTGGACATCTACACGAGCCTCGGCGAGATTCAGGGCGCGCTTGCCCGCGCTGGCGCGACAAAAATCATGGTGGACTATGAATCCGGCAAGCCGACGGCGGTCACGTTCGCCATCGAGACCGTAGCCGGTACGAGGGGCTTTCGGCTCCCTGCGGCCGTGGATGGGACATTGCGAGTGTTCGCGGCGCAGAAGATCAAAGCTGACCGCGCACAGGCTGAAAGGACAGCATGGAGGAATATCCGCGACTGGGTGCTGGCGCAGCTTGCCCTTGTGGAATCCTGTGATGTAGCCGTCGATGAAGTGTTCTTCCCGTATCTCACCGACGGAAACGGCAGGACGCTCTATCAGGCGTATGCGACAGGGCAGCTCATGCTGGAGGGCGCAAATGGATAAAAGTGTGCTTATTAGCATCCGCCCGAAGTGGTGTGAAAAGATCGCCAGCGGCGAAAAGACCATCGAGGTACGCAAGACCCGTCCGAAACTGGAAACACCGTTCAAGTGCTACATTTATGAAACACAGGGCTGGTGGAAGAGGGACGGCCTCAGGGCATTTAGGCTCGGAGGGCGTGTTATTGGCGAGTTTACCTGTGACCGCATAGATAGACTTGCCCCGGCAAACGAACCGTATGGCATCTATGACATTGACGATGATTATGTATTACAGACTTGTCTTGAAAATGGGGCACTATGGGATTATGGGCACGGAACACCGCTTTACGGCTGGCATATCTCCGGTCTGAAAATCTACAACACGCCGAAGGAGCTGAGCGAGTTTGCCCCTGTGTGCAGGTATAAAAATGATGATAAATCGTGTCTATCACGCATGGTTGCTTGCTCGTATCAAAAATATGACTACAACCCTGACGGAAGCATCAATCTTGTTGAGTGCGGGAGGACGCTTGAACGTCCACCGCAGAGTTGGTGCTATGTGGAGGACTTCTGAGAATGGCTGAATTGAAACGCTGCCCTGAGTGCGGTGGAGTTGCAACCGTTATCCATATGTACGATACCTACGATAGAGCAGATTTTGGATGGGATGCCGGTCGACCGCTGCGCGTTCTTCTGCGTCTGCTGCACGGTTTTGACCGTCTCCTGCGCGGTTTTCACGCTGGCGCGCGCCTGCTCCACGGCGTAGCAGGAATAGGCTGCCGTCAGCGAAAGGCCGCTGTTGAGTGCGCGCGCGCTGACTATGCGGAAGCCCACCCGTGGCACAACCTGTGTGCGTGGATCGCAAGAAAGCTCAAAATGGCATAAGAAGAGGCAGGGCGCTTGCCCTGCCTCTTTTCGTCAATATGGATTTTTCCAGTTCTGCCCGCCCTTGTAGGCGTCGAACAGCGCGCGCCACTGCTCTTTCGGGAAGTGCGCTTCGATGTAGCCCGTCAGCTCGGCTTTCTTCACGTTGCCGTTTTTGTCGGCGTCCACGCTCCTGCGCATCTTTGCCCAGTCATCGAGCGAAAGTCCGGCGTCGAGCATCCGCTTTGTCTTGTCAAAGCCCGTGCCGCTCATCACGTCGGAACCGTATTTTTCAAAGTTTGCGAGATAGTCCGCCGTGCTCATGCCGAGCTCGCTCTTGGCGTTTCTTGCGTGTAGCACCCACTTGTCGACCGCCTCGTCGCCCAGCACTTCCGCCTTGGCGGCTTCATAGCTGTACTTATAGCAGCGGTCGAGCAATTCCGCCTTGGTCGTGTCGCCCGCCGTCTTGTAGATGCTGGTTTTCATCATGGCGGCGGTATAGGCCATCTGTCCAGTCGCACACGCCGCCTGAAACGCCTGCTTCTGGTCGTAGTCGAGCACGACGGTGTGCTCTTTGCCGTCGGCGTCCTTGTAGCTGAGCGAATCGGGCTTGCGCGTCGTGGGGTAGAAACTCGTCTCACCCGTCGCGCCGCGCACGCGCTCCATCTCCTGCGATACCTCGCTCTGCGTGTACTTGTTCACGCCGATGGGGTTAATGAGGGCATTCGTCAGCCGTTTGGAAAGGCTTCCGGGGTTGTCCTTTTCCTCGCCCAGCGTGTTCACCGTGGTCGGCAGCGTTTCGCGCACCTTCGGGATACGGCTTTTCAGCGTGTCGATGAGAACGTCCTTCGTGCCGTCGCCCGCGTATACATTGCGCTGCTTGTCGTCAATGCCCTTGGCGATGGACGCCAGCACGTTCGGCGTGATGGACGAAATTACAGTCTTGCCCACTGCCTCCGGCAAGGCCTCTTTCCAGTCATTTTTATAGACCAAAATGTCCTTGCCCAAATTACCGATAGTCTGCATCACGGGGAGGTCTGCCGCCGCCTTGACAAAACTGTCTGCCGTGTCTGTGTAGCTCTGAGGGTCCACAAACGTGGAAAGAAAACCGTCGTTACCGTTATCCGCCATTTCTGCCCCGAGGCTCACCATGAAGTTCAGCGGTTCAAGGTTGCTCAAATCGACGAGCGTGTCGCCGTCCCGCCACATACCGGTCTCGTCGCCATCCATCCAGCGCTTGGCAGCAGTGATATTGATCTGCGCGCCGGTCAGACCCTCGCTCTTATTCAGCGCAGCGACGTCCTTGTCGTCCTCGTCGTCTGCGCGCTTCAAAAGCCCCATCTTCGCCAGCTGCATAAAGCCATAGGCGATGGCCGTGCCGGTCATGCCGCGCGCGAAGTCGTTCACGGCCTTTGCCTGCTTGACGGGGTTTCCGCCGTTTCTCGCCGCATCGGCGACCGCTTCCACGATCTCGACCGTGCCCTTCACCGCGTTCACGGGGCTGTAGTCAAGGCCGACGCTCGCAAGGTTTCCGGCAACGCGCGTAAACGGCGCAATAATGTCGCCCGCGCCGAAGCTGTGCACGGTCTTCCCCTTGATCGTCTTTCCGCTGTCGCCCACGCCGAGCGCCATGTTGAGTACATCATGTACTGTCTCGATGGCGGTCGCCGTCTTGCTGTTATTCTGGAATGTGCGGTATTTCGCCAGCGCGTCCGCCTGAGATTCTGCGTAGCCCTTAGGCGCGTTCTGAATTTTCCCGCTTTCGATGAGTTCCTGCGTGCCGCGCTGTGTACTGCGCGCAGCGCCCTTGTATGCCTCGTCCGAGGTCTTCATCAGATACCCCATATTCCGCTCACAGGCGGACAGCACGCGGTCGATGATGTTGCCGCTCGACTTGAACGTGCGGTTTCCGGTCTGCTCATAGCGTCCGCTCGCGCCCATGTCCACGTCAAGCGTGATCTCCGCCGCCGACATGCGGATCGCCTTCATAATGGCGGCGCGGCTCTCGCTGCTCATGGCCGACTTTTCAAAGGCGACGCTGCGCGTGCCCGTCAGCTTGGAGAGCGCCATATCGAGCACCGCCGCGCCGCGCATACTCATTGCATCGAGCGCGTAGAACGTCGTGTTGCCCACGATATTCTTTGCCGCCGTCTTGGGGTTCGACAGCATGTTGAGCACCTGCACCGTCTTGAGCTTCTGGCCCATGTTGGCGCTCTGCGCGTCGGTCGACAGCGCTGCACTGGATTCATAGGCAAACTGCTTGAGCTGCCCAAAGTCCATGCTGCCAAGCGCCGATTCCGCCGCCTTGCGCAGCATCGCGCTCTGCCGTCCGGTGATGCCGTTCAGCGTGCCGCGTTCCTCTGCGATATTGAGGATGATGTCGCGCATCGCCTCCGGCGTCTCCGCCTGCTCGATGCTCTTGTCGTACATGAGGATGCTGCGGAACCGTTCGGCGCGCTCTGCGTCGGAAAGGTCGCTCTTTTGCAGATTCTCCCACGCCGACAGCTCGCTCGACTGTCCGCCCTCGTTGCCTTCACGGCTGTATTTGGCCCATGCCTGCGTGCCGCGTCCGGTCTCCGTCGCGTGCTCGCGCATGATATCCAGCCAGCGGGTATACTCGTCTTCGGTGATTTCCATCGCGATACTGCGGCCTTGCAGCTCGTTCTTGATCTGCATCGCTGCGTCGACCATCTGCGCGTTCCACGCGGGGGCGTATTCAAGATACTGCGTCAGCTCTTCATAGGCGTCGGGATCCGCGTCCTTTAAGAACTGCCGCTTGCCGTCCCGCTCAATGTACACAAGGTCATCCGCCTTGGCAAGGCTTTCCGCCTCGCTCTGCGCGCGGTAGCGGAACAGTGCGTCGTAGTCTTCGCGGCTGCGCGCCGTTGCATCGCCCTCCGCCTGCGTGTAGCGCGCCGCGCTCTCGGCAAGGCGGCTCGTGCGCTCCACCGGCTCCACGTCCGGGGCCTGATAGCCTGCCCGTGCTGCGCCGATGCTGCCGGGAAGATCGTCCGGCACGTCCATGTCCCAAATGGGCAGCTCTTCCGCCTGCCGCGCCTGCACCGGCTGCGCGCCGTCGATCTGCGCCTTGGCGGCAAGATACGCCGCATTCGGCCCGACCTGCTCCCCGGCCACATTGGTATAGCCGTTCGTCAGCATGTCGTCGAGGATGAGCTCAAGCGTCTTTGCCGCCTTCACGTTCTCCTGTCCGTGGTCCTTGATGAGCCTGTCGGCGGCGTCGATGATCTGGCTGCGCGTCAATCCCTCGTTCATCGCCGCGCGCAGGGCAGGGGTCTCATAGATGCTGCTCGTGTGCTTATAGCCGTTCGCCGTGCGCTCGCGCGCGCCCATCTGTTGCCCGTACTGGCGGGAGAGGTCGGCAATGCCCGCGATCTGCTCCGCCGCCTCGACATAATAACCGCGCAGTTCGGGATGGTCGAACGAAAAGGCGTTCACGCTGCGCGGCGCGACGCTTTCCGCCGTGCGGTTGTCGATGTGGTTTTCCGGTGCATAATTCCCGCCGCGCTGCATATCCTCTCCCTTGACACCACCGTTTTCCTGTGTTACAGTGGGGTCAAGAGATACCGGTGCTTGCACCGTATCCGTTGAAGCGTCTCCGCTTGCTACGTGGTCGAGATCACCCGAAAGGGCAGAAGTCCCGTCTGATGCAGGCGAGGGTGCTTCGGTGGAGCCCCCTGTATTTTCGGGCGCAACTGCTTCGGCGGTCGTCCGCGTTGGGGGCTCTATTTTTATGTCCTCAACTTCGCTTATTGTATGTCCGTAATACTTGTCGCCCACGTTCGTGTTTTTTACTCGAATGTGGGCATTGTACTGTTCGCCGTCAATTTTGATGGGGCTGTCGTAGTATTCAAACGTCGGGATACTGTTTGCTGTTTGGGGATGGTAATTCCCAGCTTCGGCAACCTTGTGTCCGTTTTCAATCAATTCTGGGATGTGGAATCCGCTTGCATATTTTTCATAGGGGATATTCCCGCTGAGGAACTTATCGAGCCCTTTTCGTGAAATGCCGATTTGCCGTCCTGTCTCTGCATTGGTAACGACAGTTGGGAAATTCTTCTTTGCAAAGTCAATGAAGTATGTCCTTGCATGGTTAAAGTTCTCGAGAATGTTGCGGGAGAAGAGATTCGTATTTGCCGAAACCGCACCTTTTGACGCGCCCTGTGCGCCCTCTGCGGCGTTTTCCTGCGCGGGTGTGAAATTACCCTCGCTCGTCGCTTGACGCGCTCCTGCGTCAATGTCCGGCGTTTCTGCGCCATTGCCGCGCCTGTTCATGGCGTTCAGCATCGCATTGACGCCGATCTGACCGCCGCCGAGCGCACCGCCGACGACCGCGCCGCCCGCAAATTCCTCTGCCGCCGTCCGCGGGTTCAGAATGGCGTCGCCGTCCGAAAGGGAAGCGAGCTTGTTGCCCTTGTGGTACACGCCGTTCTGCAAGGCGCGTTCAATGACGCCCTGCACCACTTCTTCCTTGCCCTCATCCACGGCGGAATCGACCCACGCTTTCCACGCGTTCGCACCGTGCTTCAGCTCTTCCGGCAGCTTTTGAATACCGCCGCCGACCTCGACCGCCGCATTTAAAAGGCCGTTGCCCATCGCATAGAGCGCCGCCTTCGTGCGGGCTTTGTTGTTCTCCGTGCCGGTCTTCGCCATGTCATCCATTGCCTCGTCATAGCTCTGTCCAACGACCTGAGAAAACGCCGTCCAGTAGTTCGGGTCCTTCGCCATCGCCGTCACGCC